GAATTATTTTATATTTAATAGCTCACTAAACGCTCTAAGGTAGTTGAATAATTCATTTATCTAAATTTTAGAGCGTTTATTGTATCATTAATAACTTTATTTTAAGCCCTTAATTACACAAACTCATTCCCCACTGCAACACAGAGCTTCTCTCAGCGTAAAAAACGCCACTTTATGAGTAGCGTTTAAATCAAGAAAACTAATTTCAACTTCTGATTTTTTTGAAATATCATTTAATAAAGCAAAAAATAGTAAAATCATATTTATTATTGCAGAAAATAAAAATGATAACATAAAGAACAATAGAATTTCTTCATAAATGAAATGTAATATATGGCAAAAGTAAAAAATTATCGCTACTGTGGATACCAATAAAAATTGAATTGCACATACTATAAATTCTTCGTAATTTTTTTCATTATTCCTGAATACTTTCATAATTTTATTATCTTCAGATATCATAGGAATGAACGAAACACCAAAAAATAGAAAAGCAGTCGTAATTGAAGAAAAGCTAACAATCGTTTCTATAAAACTAAATAATTCTTCTCTGTTATCTTTTGAAACAAGAGTTTCTAGTAAAGGCGTTAAAAAACTAATCGCCAATAGGAGAATTGTAACTAGTATAAATATAACCACACTTTTTTTATTTCTACATAAAGTATCCATCACTTTACTCACTCCCAAATATGTCTAAATATACAATCCTTTTGTTATCTCTATAAGCTTTCTTTATTGAATTAAACATGCTATCAATTGTAAGTTTATTTTTATTATTTAATCTAACCTCATTATCAAAATATATTAAACGATTAGTTATTAAATCAATAATTTGATCATGACCATCATGTTTCCCTATAACTACAAATTTTTTTGCATTTCTTCTTTTAGAGATGTTTAATCTTCTAAAAAAATTTATCACACTATCTTTATTTAAACTTTTACTTTTGTCTGATTTCATTACAAGGTTCATTTTGTCTCCACCTAAAAAGTCCATTATTTCTTTGTCTTTTGTTTTAGACCTTCTAGGGTTCTTAAATTTATTAGGATCTACAGATCTTACAACATTCACTTGAACTTCATTTATTTCATCTATACTTTTTAAATTTGTAACTTTTGTTCCATTTATCACAATAGACAAAGTACTTCCTGTAGTAGCTAATTCTTTGTTTATAAAATCCGTTAAATTCTTTTGCGATATACCTCCGTTATTTCTGGGAATTATTACCAAACCAGTTGTTGGACATATTAAAATGACAGTATCAGTAGTTAATCCTTTATTAGGATCTTCTCCATATTCTTCACGACCATCTTTAACTTGTTTATCTATATCACTAACTACAGCTAATCTTGTAGTATTAACTTTCGATAAGCATAATATCCATACTTCGGTATTATCATAATAATATTTTTCAATTCTATTTATTCCTATATGAATTTCATCATTAATTTGGATAAAATCTACATCATTATTACTATCTTGTTCTAGTTGTTCTAATACGTTTTCAAAATAATCGTTGATGTGAGTATAATCATTTACTTCCCACTCATCATTTTCAAACTTTAATTTGAAAAAATCATAGGTTTTTTTGTGTTTCTCATTCTCCCCGTTACCTCTTTCATGTGTAGTTTTTCTTATTATATATTTAGTTGCACAAAATAAAAAGGTTTGGATATTAAAAAAGCAACTAATATCGGGGAGTGATACTAGTTGCAACTACACAATATCATTATACTACATTTTAGTACCTAGTCCTAATTATTTTATCCACAATCCACTAAAGTAGTGCGTTAGCTTAGTATGAGGTGTATACAAAATTATACATACCACTATCCATATTTGGACTGTGAAACTCACTCCCCAAATCTGGGGAATGGAAATATAGTACATCTACATATAGATAAGCGATATTTGGCTTTTCAGAGGTTAGAGAACGGGCGTTGTCGAAAATAGGACCAACATCTCGGCTGTATTAATAAGCTCACTTTTGAGCACATTAAATATATTGCTATTCATTTCTATATCACGATAACAAACGGTTTAGTTCAGCTGAACCAAAGCGTATCAAAAACTCAGCTCATATTTGAGCCTAGAAAATATAATTATTCAATCCAAATTTAGCGATATTAAAAGAAATGGATAATAAGTCCATTTATGGACACATTTAACCGACCCATATTTGGACTGGTTAAACTACTTACCTATTTTAAGATACTGATCCATAACTATGCTAAAAATCGGTATATCAATAAAAGTCGTAAGATTTTGACAGTCTTTATAGTTACATCGCTTTTAATGTCAAGTTTTATCAAGCGCTATACTCAATGTAATAATCCTAATTCATCTGATAAACGTAGTAGTATATCGTTTCTTAAATTGTATGCAGTTGATTTACTAACATTAATCGTAAGTGCTACACCAGTTAAATTTAAATTATCAATATTGTTGAAATAATACCTATCTATCAATATCCGACTATCTACATTACTCGTTATATATACGTACTCTATTGCCTCCTTAATTCTCGTTAACTGTTTCAATCGTCTATTTTTCAATGCTTTTTGCTTATCGTACTGTGAGGGGTATACCTTACTATTTCTAATACGTTCTATATCTCTGCTTAAGTGATTATAATATATTAATTCACTCTCTAAATAATTAATAGCGGCTTTTCTTAATCTCATTAATCTTAACTCCTGATTTTATGTAAAAAATAAGCGTCAAACCTCATAGGCCTAACGCTATCTATTCGGATAAATAAATATCCTATCATCATTCAATTTTATAGATGGTACTATGCGCCTATCTACACCGTTCTTAACCAACATTAAATCAAAAGGTAATATTATGCCTACTCTCTCTGCTGCATGAAGTCCATTCCATATTACTACCTCTTCATCAATCATTAGATCGGTTTAAGTAATAACAATGTTCTCTTTAATGCTCATAGCCTTACTGAGAAACTTTAATATCGTGATATATAAGAGGATGACTTAACTACGCTGTTTTTAGCGTTTTGTTTTATAAATAAACCTAAGTAAATATAACTATTTTGACACGTATTTGACACGTGAATAAAATAACCACGCCTTTTATTGACGTGGTTGGGAAATATAATTTATTAGAAAATAAATGTCACTAATCATAACGATTATTTTAATACTAGGTATATTATACCATAATTATTACGCATTTTATTTCATTTTGTAGCTAATATTATTAAAGTGATTTTCTAATAAAAATAAGACCACCTTGTACGGCAGTCTTATTTATTGAATCAAGCTTAATATAAAAATATACTTTATTGGGATCAACATTTTTACTATAGGGGAATTAAACTTGACAAATAAATATAAAATTTTTAGGGAGTAATAGGTATGAATCATGAAGTTCGTAATTAACATAATAACACAATACTTTAGTTTTTCAAATAAAAAACGCTACGGTTTTAAAGTAAACCGTAGCGCAAGTTAAATTATATAAAATTCAACAATCACACTGAAAAAGGTTATAACAACCTAATAATCATTATACCAAATTTTATTATCTATTCAATTAAAATAGCTTGCGTTCTTATCATTAGGATAAAAAACCGTACCAATTAAGACACGGTTACTAGACGTCTATTAATCGAACAGTCAGTTACTCACTGCTAAACGCAAGTAAGGCCTCTGTTAGTCGGAATGGATACCGATGATATATTTAATTATAACATAAAAAAAGAGGGCAGTCGCTAGGACTACCCACGTCTTTATTAATCTTGTTTCTCTACTTTATTTTAATATCATTGATAAGTTATTTAGAATTTGGATATTGTTTACTCAACTTCTCTAAGTATCTTTTTATTCTCCGCATCAACTCGTTCGATATTATCAGTAACTATTAGTGTTATAATTACTAAATTGTACATATCTTGAAAACTAAACTTGTTAGCAAATATTGAAATAATTCAAGTACTTTCATTAATCCTTTGTAGGTATATTGTCTACTAATATAGGTCTATTAGGGTGTTCCTCTCCTACAGAATCAATTAATTGCTGTTGTTCTTCTTCATCGCCGTCCCATTCACCTACATTAATAAATACTGGTGTGTCATAAGATAGTTCTTTTTTATCAGTAAATAACTTGTGATACTTACCTAACATATCTCTAGCACGTAAACGGTCACTAGGTTTGATAGGTACTTCTACCATTTCTACATGTTCGTTATAAACTAGGTTCATTCTGTCAGTATCGGGATTGCGTTGAAACTCACCACGTTTAACGACAACCTCTCTCACTTCACTCTCATCACCTACTGCTGCATTACTTAGGATATGAAGTAGTTCGTTAGCAGATAGTACACCTTCATCAATCACTTTCTTACGTTGCTCATCAATGTACTTAGCCACTTTTTCATTCTTAAGCAACCTACTACCCTGTACAGTTGCAGTATGAGGACTATAACCAGCCTTAATTGCACTTTGCGTTACATTTAGCGTCTTTAGGTATTCAGATATAAACTTTTCTTGTCTAGGGTTTAAATCACTCATATTATCCCTCCTATAATTTATCTAATAAACCATTCAATAGTTGACGTATTCTTTCTCTACTTAAATTGAATATCTTTGCAATTTCATTCATTGATTTTCCTTCACATAGTAAGAAAAATATGTAGTATTCCCTTCTAGTCCCTACTGTATAAATAAGTTGATCTAGTTCATTAAAAAATACTTGGTTTCCAGTATTCTCATTTAGTACAAAAGGCTCAACTTCATCACTCAATGAAAAGAAATCATCTACATTAGTATCATCATAGCTTACAACATTTGACACTTTCTCTTTGTGATAGTCCATTATAAACTGTTTAATTGCTTGTTTATCGTACATCATGTAGCAACACTTACTTTATGCTTATAAGCGTATAAATCACGTTGTAGGCGTTCTATGAGGTCATAATCTATTGTCGAACCATTGGACTGCATATAATACATGATTTCCTTTTGTTCACCTGGAGTATATCGCTTAATAACTTGTTTTAATTGCTGCATGTTTCTATTCGCTTTTGTTTTGAAACGTTTCAATTTTTCTTTTTCACCTATAATATCAATCACTAACTTTTCTAGTGGATAGGATATTGATACAACGCCATGAACATCATTTGTAGTCATATGTGAGATATTTAAGTGATACATCATATCTATTTGCATAGTGATGGCCTTAATTTTGGTATTGATAAACTTAGGATTATATTCCGTTAGCAATGTGTACTCAGATATTTTATTTTCATGATAGATTAGTGGGTATTTCACTTTTTTAAGGTTCATGTATGCACCTCACAAATAAAATGAGCCTATCTCTGAGGATAGGCAAGATATTTATTATTTAACTATTCTATTTTCTTCGAACATTTCCTTAAGTCGTCTGTCCCTTTGTGACTGTTGAGTTAGCTCATCTTTTCGTTGTTGCTGGATATTTTGGGAGAATTGTTCTTCTACGACATCTAACACTTTCTGGCATTCCTCAGCAGATAATTCTGTTTCCGTTAAAAGATAATTACTAACTTTATCTAAATTATATTTTCTAGCCATTATTTAGCACCTCTATTTTTTAATTTATTTCTTGTATCAACGAATGGTAATTCATCTGCCCCAATATAGTTACTGTATTGATTCGGATTAAAATGATTTCTTATTTCATTTCTTACGACTTCATCTTCTTCAAAGTTTTCTAGGTCATAAAGTCTTACATATCTATAAAACTCAGCTCCATATTTATCATTTAATATTTCGATTTCATCTATTACTTTATTATATTCATCTATGATTGGCTTAAACTTCGACAGTATGCGTTCTTTATCATTCTGATATAAATTGGGAAGCTCTCCCTGACGTTTGATAATATCTACAGCTTTTTTACGTCTGGCTTCATCAAAGACCTCTTTTTTAGTTGCTAAACGTTTTTCTAATGCTTTTAATTTTTTCTCGTTACTATCAAATGTAGAATAAAGTTTATCAGCTTCATCATCTTTTGAGTTTGTAATTAATTCTTTATATTTCGCTTTATCTTCTTCAATTTGTTGTGTGAGTTCCTGACGTTCCTTTTCAAGTTTATTGATATTCTCTCTTTGACCTGTCACATATTCATTGTATTCATCAAAGTATTTAGCTGTTTTCAATGATATACCTCTTTTCAATTTGTTTTTAAGCCTACCGCTTTTATGTAGTTGTATGGCTTAGCTATTTCTTTTTCGGGTAAACGTTTCGGGATAGTTTGCAGCAAGATTATGACTTTCTCAAAGTTAATATTATTTTCATTTCGGTTATAGATAAATTCCTTAAATGCTTTTTCATCAAGTTCATTCAACTTGGCTACAAATTCATCAATATTCATATTCTTTTCAGTAATACCATCTTCTTTTTCTCTGAGTGCTTTCTCTTGGTTCAGCGTCAACTTATGAGGATACACCTGTTCCTTCTGATGTTTATCACTGATATATGAATAATCGTGTTCTATGCCCTTATTACGTGTTTTTCTGTTAGTTTGAATATAATCATGTAATTCGATTTTAAAACGCTCTATCACGTTCATATAAGCCTCTGAGCGTGTCTTAATATAGTTTCTAATATACTTTTGTTCTTGAGTTGAGAAACGCCCTAGAACAGTATAAAAAGTGTTCAAATCTCTTTGACTTTTACGTTTATACCGTTCCAACTTCTGACGTTCTTCTAATATAGCGATTGCTAGATTTTCAACGGAATAACTCTCATAGTAAATACTTTCCGATACTGTATCACTACATAAACTAGGTGTGGTTCTGTCATACATATCCTCAATATCACTTTCTATGAGTGCTATTCTTGTTTGAATGTAGTAAGTATTAAATCTAGTGCATAATTCATAATCGCTAACACGTTCTTTAATGATTTCAGTTGCAGCACTCACTACATCACCTTAAATCTCAGTTTTCTTTAACGCCTCATATCGCTTTAAACTACCTTCGATATGACGCTTGATACTTCTTAAGGCTAATTCTTTCTGTTCCTCAGATTTAACCATGAAATAACCTCTTGCATCTTTTTTATAGCTGTATCCGATTGGATAACCATAATCAACTACTAAACTATTAATCGTATTTCTTAACCATCTATCGTTGTTTCGGTTAAATTCCATATTCAATTGATTAAATATATTTTGCTTAGTAATAATCTCGTGCTTAGTGTTGCGTAATACATTTAATACTTTAATATGATCGTTAGTTAATTTATTTTCGATTATAATTGTCATTGTTTTATCCTCATTTCATCTTTAATGAGGAGGTAATATTTAGGCAATAAGTAAACAACAAATATTTAATCCAGACTTTTATTAAATATATAGAAGTCATTACTTCTATAACACTATTATACTAAATTTACACCTAAATAACAAACAAATGTTCTTATTTTAGTAACGTTTATATAACTTCTTAACATTCCATTAAACCCTATAAATTAAGTATTTACACTACTTTTCATACAATTTCACACACTTCCTATTATAGAACTAATGTTCTTTTTTCACCTTAACTCAATCTAAATCATTAACAAATCTTAACAATTACGATTTACATAAAAAAAGCCATGCACCTATTAAAGTGCATGACCTATAATTTTACGCTTTCACTCCATCATAATAAGACTGTTTCAATTCATTCAGTCGCTTAATCAATGCTTTACTATCAACTTCATTAGCCTGTTCATTCTGGATAAACTCAGTAATGATTTTCAAGCCCTCAACTAACTCTGGTGCTGGTTCATTAATTCCAGTAGCTAACTGATACAATGCCTCCATATTACCTATAACATCAGCATTACTAGATTGAACGCCTTCAAGTTCGTCTATATTGAAATCTCTACTCATGTAGTCGAACATATCGCTATTGTTACTTTCAGCAAAGGTTTCCAGTCCATACATGAAATACTCATTATCAAACATAAAACTAGCCATCATATCGCTTATAGTGTCATGTGTTCCATCATGTAAATCATATCCAGTATAATGCCCCTCAATGCTCTCAATGAGTTTCTCAGCATGCTTTTCTGACGCAATCTCAAAAGTTTTTCTCACTTCACAATCTTTTATTAATACATGAGCATACATCTTCCCTTTACTCACAAGATACACAACATTAAAACGGATCGTTATATATCTTAAATGCAAAAGGTACTTTATAACTACTTTCACATAGTCCAGTAAAATATCTTAATAATGTTGCTGCTCTAGTTTCAAATTCATTTGCTATAATTTCAACGTTCATTTTATTCCCTGCTTTCTTTTAATGTAGTTTAAATAATTTTTAGTTCTTGCAGCTACTAATTCAAAACTGCCATCTGCTATTGTTCTATACGATACTCTTTTATTATTCTGTAAATCGTAAGTTTCACGCCATGCTACCCACTTAGTCCCAAAGTTTTCAAGATACAATGTTGATATGCGACTAATTGAGCAATAATATATTTCTTCGGATATTCCAACTAATAAACCTAGTTTTCTTAATTCGTCATCTATATTAAATTCGTAATGAGTTTCTAGCACTGTTATACGACTTCTCCCATTCATCTAGTGTATATACATCACCATTTGCTTTAACATCACCAATAATTACTTTTAGAGGCTCTATATCCACGTTACATTGTAATGCGTAACTAATAGCTTTATATACATCATTATTACGTTCTATGCTTTCACCATTAATTACACGATTGTATGCCTCTTTACCTAGTCCACCTTTGCCAGTATGTTGTAAATGATTAAAATTGTGATTAGGCAACACACTTTTTACTGAGAACTTTTCCATAGTCTGTTGTAGATAATTTCCACGTTTTGAAAATATACGATCTTCAAATTCACCATCATAAACGATTACTGGTTTCTTATTACTTGTGTACAGTCCTTTAGCTGTTTTACTTCCAGCTAGTACAAAATAGTTATTATCATGTGCCTTAATGTCTACTGATGGTAAATATCCTATTTTTTGAGCGTACTCAACGCCATCACGTTTTTTAAATATTACATGCTTTCCTCCACTTGCTGTTGTCTGCACTAGCGTATTTTGTGCATTAGAAACAAACTCATCATAGTAAGGAATATCTTTCAAACTATCAAAGCCACTTTCACCATTTACGTGATTAATATCTATGTCGATACACCATAAGCCTCGAGTAAGGACACCTAATACATTTGTGTTTGCATATGCTAAAAAATTATTATCTATAAATTCATCATCAATAGTTACGTTCTTAAATGATACTGTTGGCTTTTTATTATCGTTTAAGGGTACAACTTGCACATCTTTACTAAGAAGATACTTTGCTGCATTGTACATTTTCATGAGAATACCTCCAATAGAACACTAACCCTTATAACTTTGTTTTTGTTCTATACTTGCATTTATTTATATATAATCAAAATTTGCTAAGTAAAATAAGAGTTATAAGAGTTAGTAGTTGATATTTCAATGTTTCAAGAGTTAGTACAAGAGTTAGTAAGAGTTAGACTATCTTATGTTTCAATCAAAGCTAAAGCCATATTAAATAATTCTTGATTTTTCACTTTGTGAACTTTAGTGTTTTGCCCCTCTATCCATTCCTGTTTGTTAATAGCCACTCCTATTTTTTTCATATCTTCTTTAGCTTTTTTATATCTTAGGCTTTTGTAATCTTCTTCAATAGTTTTTTGTAGTATCTCATCACCTGAAAAAATAAAATCTTGTTTAGCTAAGACTTTGAGCATAAGAATTTGAGTGTCGGTCAATTCATCTTCGTTGTAATAAAATTTAAGTGTTACGTTATTGAACTTAAATTCTCTGCCTATTTGTTTAAGATACTCAAGACTTAATATTAAAAATGATACTGCAGCATTGACTGAGTTTTTCCCGTTAGGCTTAACAAAGTCCCAAAATGGTTTAAATACTTTATAACGTTCTTCATCAGTTTCGTTTTCCGGTCTATCTTTAAATGCAATCTTAACTGTACGTGTTCTATTAGCTGTAATTTCACCAGTATCAACACTTTCATTAGTATCTAAAATTAATACTGCATTATTTTTGAACTTAACGTTATTTCGTTGTATGCCACGCCCTGAAATATTCTCACCAGTAGCTATTTTGCGTAATATTCTCATCATACCTTTATTAATTTCGCCTGTTTCATTTGCATGAGCAATATCTGCACCATAAAAGTTAAGCCATTCATTTGCAGCCTCAAAGCCAGATGATAATAAACTATCAAAATTAACCTTGTTTACATTTAGAAGTTTCTCAAATGTTTCCATAAATAAACCTTTACCAGATCGGCCAAAATCTTTGATTAAGAACCATTTTTCGGCTTGAATAAGTTTCATTTTTCGATACATAGTATAAGCATGTACCAGCATTAAATTATTCTTACTGCGTTCATTGTCACTTACTAAGTCAAAGAATTGTTGTGCTAGGTTAGTGTTTATATTCTTCTTATCTACATCATATTTAATGATATAGTAATCGTTACTAGTAATTTTTTTATCTACAAATTCTAATTCTTTGCAATTATATATCCAATCATTACCTGCAATAGCGTAAGGGTAGATATTATATTGATAATTATTAATGAAATATTCTTTGTAAACTTCTAGCATTACATCAAGAAAATCATTGATATGATACTTATTGTCTACTGGATACTCTAATGAAAAATTAGTATTATCTATAATTTCATATTGATTATTTTTTAGTTTGATAAAGCTATCCAATTCTTTTGAGTAAATTACTTTTTCAGTAATTAGATCAATAATAAACTTTGCATAGCTATTTGTTTTACTAGGCTTAAAATGTGCCTCTTTCTTCTCCTCACCGTTCTCTACTGTTGTTTTAACAGAGATAGTTCCATAAACTGCACCTATTTCTCTAGGTTTTATGGTATAATCTAAAGTAAGGTTATTAATGTAATCACCTGCAAATTCATCTTTTGTTTGGTGATAAACACTTCCTTTATTATTAAAAATTTGTTTTTCTGTTGTAATTGCAGCAAAGTAAATTCGTTTACTAATTTCTTTTATACGAGATAAATTAGGTGTATCAACATTATCTAATTTAGAATGGAATTGATAATGTTTTTTATATAAAGAAACTTCGTCCATTTAATCAGCCTTTCATTTTTATGTTTTAAGAATAAGCACAGAAATGGTATATTATTCCTGTGCTTTTGATTTGCAAATTGCACTTACTCAGCGTTATCTGATTCCTCGCCAAAGTTCTCAGATGACGCTTTTTCTATTTCACGGATTTTCTTCATAATGTCATCAAAATCTCTCATATACATAAGCATTAAATCAATAACTTGTGTGTTTTTGATACGATGCTCGTGATATTTCAAACCATGCGTATATATTTCTTTTTTAGTTAACATATGATTAGGTTCATGTGTGAAATACTCATCATCAAACCATACAAAAGATGTTACGACATCATTAATTTTGTCTTGTACTACTTCTAAATCATCAAATAAATTTCTTAATTCCCACTCCATTATTGCTTAACTCCTTAACTAATTTTTTGTTTATTATAGATTTCTTTAGCTTCAATTAAACTTTCTAAAGTACGTTTGCAGTAGTCTATTTTTTCCAAATCTTCACGACTGAAGAAACTTAACTGACTTTGACTTTCAAATATAATTTCTTCTTCATTTTTAATAATCCAGTTGATAGCATGCATGATATTTTGTTTATTCACATCTAATTTAGCAGCCATTGAATCACTCCACTTCAATATTTCCAACAATATAATCCAACGCCCATTCTAAAATGCCAATCACATGTCCTTCTTTATCTGTTGTATGTTCATGTTCACCCGTGTTATCTGTAACGGAATAATAGTAAATTTCTTTATCTTCATTCATAACATCACTTAATGTCATTGTTACTTCATCGAGAATAGAAAACGCCTCATCTTCAAAATCTAATTCAGCAAGAATGTTAAACAACTCTTTATGAACCAACTTCAAAATGTGTTCATAAAATACTGTATCGTCATAACGATAATCTGTAATTGAATGAAATTTATCTTTCGCAGATAAGAATATATTTTTATCCTTTTCATATAATACTTTTTCCAATATTTGTACCACTTTCGATAATCGGTATTTTTGTTCTTGTTCCATCTTCTATACACTCACTTTCTTATCTTTAAGTTCTAGAATTCTATTTAATTCCAATTCCATACACGCAATAGCGATGTTAGGACTAACCTCAGGAAAATGTTTTTTAAATACGTCAGGTGCAATATTCAATAACAAATTACCTTTCACATCTTTCACATTAAACCAACCTACTACACTTTTTGTTATCACTACTTGTTGTTTCATGTCTTTGTCCTCCTATGAACCTACTTTAATGTTTTTACTAAACAAATCATCAATTGACATACCATACATTTCACTCAAGATTTTAGCCTCTGGTAATGTGAAATGAGCTTTGCCACTTTCTTTCAACTGATAGCGTTGTGGACTTATTCCTAATTTCTGAGCTACTTTCCTTTGAGTATCTCCCTTTTCTTTTCTTGCGATGTATAACATCGGATAATTTACACTTCCCATTAAAATTCCTCCTATATGAAACTTCATGCTACTAACTAATTAAAAAAAATATCATCAATTGTAATATCTTTAAGTCCGTTTTCTATTAATTTATTTTTAATAGTTATTTTTTCTGAATCTTTAAAAGGTGTTGTCCCTTTTTCTTTATTTCTATAAGCAGTAACAGAAATTTCTAAGTTATTTGCCATTTGGTTTTGTGTTAAACCTATATACCTTCTATAATTCCCTACTTTATTTTGCATCCAAGCACCTCCTTGAAACTTTATGCTACTAATATATAATTTTCTTTTTCTCATGTCAACACTTTTAGTGACACTTTATGAAACTTATGATTTCACTTAAGCAAAAATGATGATAATATATCAATATAAATATTTATCTTTAAGGAGGCGTTTAATATCCAAAAATCATCTATCTTAGCTAACAATATCAAAAAAATCAGAAAAGAATTAGGACTTACAATGGAAGAATTCGGAAAAAAATTTAAAAACACGGCCCACAAATCCATTGTTTCAAAATGGGAAAAAGGTTTAACAAAACCAAGTAACGAAAGATTAAAAGAAATCGCTGATTTAGGAAATGTAAGTATTAACCAATTACTATACGGAGATTTTTTAGGAGAATTGGAAAATATTGCTAGTGAAGAAGTTACGAATACGTTAAATGATAATAATTTGGAAATTGATGATTATGAATTTAAATCATTAATGTCTTCAGTTTCAAGGTTAATAGTTACTTTTTATGAAAGAGGAGAAGAAAATTTTGATATAAATCTTTTCAAAAGATTATTAAGACACTATATACAATTAGACCTAGATTTAGGTAATAGAGATCTTGATTCATTAACATATTTTGCTTTTCAACGAACAATAAATGCGCAAGAATTAGTAGTTGATTACTATGAAGACAGTAAAGCAAAGAAATTTCTAGAAAATAAAGAAATTAAAGAATTTCTATTTACTATATCTGATAAATATGACGAATTGATGCGGTACATTGATGATTATAGAGAGAAATATAATCTCGAAAGAATTAGTGAAGAGTGATTTAAATGAATCATAATTTAAACCTATCCCACAATATCCACAAAGATGCTAAACGTGGTACATATTATTTTAGAATTACCTATTATGATAAAACCAATAAAAGAAAAGAGATAAAGCGCTCTGGCTTTAAGCAGCGTAAAGAGGCTGTGAAAAAATGCAACGAGATTATGGACGAGTTAGAAGGTATAGGACAAATAAATAAATTACCTTTTGATAGGTTAGCTCATGAATATTTAGATTGGTATTCTGCACGTCGAAAGGCTTCAAGTGTTAAATCCTTAAAGACACATTTAAATAATCATCTAATACCTCATTTTAATACTATTGATGTTTTTAATCTTACGACACAAGATGTTATGAAGTTTCAAAACAAGAAATTGAAAGAAGGTCATTCAGGGGAATATCTTAAAAAAATGCATGTGTTTTTAGTATCCTTACTTAACCACGCTATGAAGTACCATGATTTAACATCAAACGTTGCCTCATTAGTTGGTAACTTTGAAATTGAATCAAACAAACGCCTTAATTATTGGACGCTAGATCAATTTAACCAATTCTATGAAGTGCTACCTACTATTGAACAAAAATTATTTTTCAAATTACTGTTTTATAGTGGTGCTAGAAAAGGCGAAATACGAGCATTGACGTGGCAAGATATAAACTTTGACGATAATTATATCCACATAAACAAAACGGACTATCACGGCGATGTGACAGTCCCTAAAACAAAAGCAGCCATACGTGACATTTACTTGCCTACTCACATGATGGACGACTTAAAAGAATATTTAATCTGGTATCAAAATAATAACATATATAAAAGTGAATATGTGCTATTCGGTACATTTTTCAAAGCATTTAGCGAGTCAAAAATAGATCGTTGGTTTACTAACGCTTATAAGTTACTTCCTACTGACTTCCCTAAAATTGTAATTCATGAAATACGTCATAGCCATGCGTCACTTTTAATTAATCACGGTGCTAGTTTAATGGTTATCGCTCAAAGGTTAGGCCATTCTTCAATAGAAGAAGTAAGCACACGGTACGGACATTTGTACCCTAGTACGCAAAAAGAAATAGTTAAATATTTGTAAGAAAGAGGCATGATATATTGATAGCGTATATTTTACCAACCATAACAACATTAGTAGTGACATTAACATTTATAATTATTGCAACTAACAAAGATAAGTTTCTAGCACAAATTGAAATTAATCAATTATTCGCAATAAGAAAAATTTTAAAATTCCTCTTATTTTTTATAATAACATTAATGTGCGTGTTAGTAATATCTTTACAACTCGCAGAACATTATAACATGGATGTAGTTAAAATATTGTCAAATCCAAATGAAAGATTTTATTACATCAGCCTTAATTTGACTATAGTATTTATGATTTCTATGCTCTATTTAGGAATATCTACAAGTGGGTTAAAGAGTAGGACTAATTATTATATAAAAAATTATGATCACACAGGAAGAGATCTTTATATTCTTCAAAAACATCAAAATAAATATATTTGTACTTTCGATGAAATAGAAAATGCTAACAGAATAATTATTGATACATCTAAAATAGAAAACGTTGAGTTACATGTATCCTATGAAGACAGTTTAATGTATTTTGATTTCACTAATCTTTTAAATATAAAAAACAAAAAATTAGGCTCATTCCTTTTCGTATTTATACTGATTTTTTTATTCATATTAATTCTATTATTCAATTTTATTATTTTTATTCTAAACGTTATTGTAGATTTTGGTTCATCAATTCTGTTAACAATTTCTATATTAATAATATTAGCTACTTTAGTCGCTTATCTAGTTATATTTATTAGGAACTTTAAAAAAAAGAAATTTTACAAGTGA